CTTGGTCGGATCGGCAGCGCGATTTCGGCACCGTTCAAGAAGCTCGGCGGCGCAATGTCGACCGTGCTGGGCCAGCTTGGCGGGCTCGCAGCCAGCGCCGGGACCGGGGCCATATTCGGGAACATCGTCTCGGCGGCGGGCGATTTCGAGTCGGCGATGAACCGGGTCTCTGCGATCACAAAAGCCTCGGGAGAAACATTTGAGGCCCTCGAAAAGAAGGCCTTGGATCTCGGCGCGACCACCTCGTTCTCGGCTTCCGAGGCGGCTGGCGCGATTGAAACACTTGCACGTAATGGCTTGGACGCAAGTCAGATCTTGGGAGGAGCTGTCGACGCCTCGCTTATGCTCGCGGCAGCTACTGGAACCAATCTCGCAAACGCAGCCGATGTCGCAACCGACGCCATGTTGCAATTCGGGAAAGAGGCCGGCGATCTCGGGGGGATAGTCGATGTCATCGTAAATGCAACGAACAACTCAAAATTCGGCATCGACGATATGCGCCTTGCGATGGCGCAGGCTGGTGGCGTGGCTGGCGAATCCGGACTGTCATTCGAAGAGTTCGCATCCGGCATTGCCGCGACCAGCTCTTCATTTGCGAGCGGATCTGATGCGGGTACATCGTTCAAGACATTTCTGACCACACTTAACCCGAAGACGGATGAGGCCGCCGGCCTCATGGAAGATCTCGGCATCTCTTATTTTGATGCCGCAGGCAATATCAAGTCGATGGCGGATATCGCCGACAACCTTCAGGCGGCATTCTCCGGTCTCAGCGAAGAACAGAAGCTGAACGCCGCCCAAACCCTCGCCGGCACCGACGCGATGCGGACTCTTTTGGCGTTGGCCAGCACCGGCGGAGATGCGTTCACGGAAATCCAGAGTGCGGTTTCAGAGCTGGGGACGGCCGAGCTTCAAGAGCAAACGCAGATGAAGGGTTTCAATGGCGCGATGAAAGCCCTTTCAAGCGCTTTGGAGAACCTGTCCATCCAGATAGCAAAAAGCGGGTTGCTCGATTTCCTGATCGATCTCGCAAAGTGGGCGACGGAGATGGTCCGGTCGCTCGCCCAAAGCAACCCGGCTTTATTGAAGTTCGCCAGCATTGCCGCAGGCGTCGCGGCCTTTCTCGCCCCTGCGCTAACCGCCCTCGGTCTCCTCTCGATAGCCATCGGCGCAATCGGCGCGCCAATAGGCATTGCCATCGCTGCCATTGCCGCAATCATCGCAACAATCATCGGGTTCAAAGACGAAATCGCCGACCTGATCGACAACGGCATCGATCTGCTGAAATCCGCGTTCGACGATCTGCCCGGCACCGTTTCCGCAGCGGCCAGCTCTGTCGGCGACGCGTTCTCCACGATGGGATCGATGGCGCTCGAATCTCTCCGCTCGATCTCACCAGGCATGGCTGATGTCGTCGAGCAGGTGATGGGATTTGCAGGCCAGATCGTGCAGGCCTACGTCAATATGGGCTCCAAGGCCGTGGAGGCCGTCGAGGCGATGGTCACGTCGATCAAGGATTGGCTCGGCGACAAGCTGATGTCGATCATCCCCTCGGTCGACGGCGCTATCGATGCGGTCGAGTCCAAGTTCGCATGGTTGTGGGACAAGGTCGTCGGTCACTCGTGGGTGCCGGATATGGTCGAAGATGTCGGCCACCACATGTCGCGCCTCAGCGAGGAGATGATTCCCCCGACCGACGCGGCTGTTTCTGCAGTCAGCGACAAGTTCAAGTGGCTGCAGGAGGAGATGGTCAAGCCGATAGTCGGCGGTGACATGAAGGTCGACGGCAGCGGCTTCAGCGGCCTCCCCGCCATGCCCAAGATGCCATTCATGGGCGACTACATCTCGATGGGGCAGGGTGGCGATTTCTCCAAGCTCACCGAGCCCGCCAAGGATGCTCTGGACGATCTTTCGGAGAGCGCCCAGCGAACGACCAACCTGATGCAGAACGCCGGGCAGAGTGCCATCAGCACGCTGGAACAGGGATTCGTCGACCTCGCGTTGAGCGGCAAGGCGAATTTCAAGGACATGATCGACACCATTCTTGAGGACTTGGCGCGCCTCGCGATCCGAGCCGCGATCTTCGCTCCGTTGCAGGGAGCGTTCGCGAGTGCTTTTGGCGGCGGGGCGTCGGCTGCTGGTGGGAGCGGCGGCGGTTTCCTCAGTGGGCTTTTCGCAAACCAATACGGCGGTGAATATCGCGTCGGCGGCAGCGGTGGGATCGACAGCCAGCTCGCGATGATGAAGGTTTCGCCCGGCGAGTTGATCAAGGTCACGCCTCGTGGCGAGGAGGCCAGTCGCGGTGGTGGCCCGGTAAACGTGAACATCCACAACCATGCCGGTGCCGAGGTTTCCCAGACGTCGCGGCGCAATAATTCGGGCGGCATGGATCTCGACGTGATCATAGGGCCGGCGGTCAACAAGCTGCTTTCGACCGGCGGCCTCGACTCCGGAATGCGGTCGCGGTTCAACCTCGCTCCGGGGGCGCAGACATGACGCTCGAAACATGGCCCGCAGGCGTGAACGACGAATTCCTGCTCGACAGCGTGAGCGAGGAGGAGCCGGACGCGGTCGAGCGGACCCAGGTTGACGAAGGGCCGGAGTTGACGCGACTCAAGGACGCCAAGCCCCCGAGGCGGATCTCTGGCGATATCCTGATGGTGTCGAGCGAATACGAGATATTCCGGGCTTGGTTCGTGAACAACATCGCGCGGGGTGCAGTTCGCTTCTCGTGGCACCTGCCCGGCGAGGACACGCTCTATCCGGTCCTCATGATGCCGCCCAAGCGACGCTCGATGAACACCGTCGATGGCGGCCCGCTGTGGCGTGTAAGTCTGACGGTCGATTTCTATGTGGATGAGGCATGAGGGCGAACAGCCAGCAGCTCGTCGCCGCGTCGAACAGCCAGAACAGTGGCGAGCGGGAAATCTACCTACTCGTCATGGAACACCCGGATTTCGACCAGACCATTCGCCTTGTCGCGGGCAGGGAGCAGGTCACGAGCAACGGCGAGGTGTTCCTGCCAGCGCCGTTTTCCCTAATCCTGCCCGACGACAAGGAAGGCGGGTCGCCGCGCGGCAAGATCCGGTTCGACAACATCACGCGAGAGCTGACAGTTGCCTTGATGGATCTGACGGCGAGCCCGGAAATCACCATGATGGTGGCGCTTGCCAGCCAGCCGGATGCGATCGAGTTCCAGGCGGATGGGTTCGTTCTGGAAAACGCCCGGTGGGAGGCCGGGGCTCCGGTGATCTCCGCCGATCTCGTCATTCACGACCTCGCGCAGGAGCCGGCGCAACGGCATATCGCGAATGCGGATCTGTTTCCGGGGTTGGCTTGATCTTTTACCGGCCAAATGCTTCGAAGATGATGCCAGTGGTGACGCCAATCAATACAACCGCCGCATGACACCGCGAGACCGTATCCTTGCCCGCGTGGAATCGAATATCCCGTTCCTCGATCTAGGTCGTGATGCTCAAGGCGTCGATTGCTGGGGCCTCGCCGTTATCATCTATCGCGAAGACCTCGGCATCGCGCTCCCGCCTCTCGACACCTGCTATGCGCACACACGCGCGCTCGATGAGATGGCCGAAACCATCCGGCAGGAATGCGTCCGATGGGTCGAGGTCGAACGCGGGGCCGAACGGCCTTATGACATCATCCTGCTGCGGGAGGCCGGCATGCCCGTGCATGTCGGGGTCATCACCCGCACCGGGGAATACATCTCCGCAGAGCGCGATGCCGGGGTATGTCTCGGGCGCTACCCGAAGCCCATGCGGCCCAATTTTGTTTTCGGAATATATCGCCATCCGGCGCTGATATAGCAGGCGCATGCAAGAGATCCTGCGCCCCGCACTCGCACGACCTGAAAGCGTCCCGCAGCCGCTAGCCCGTATTGGTCGGAGGCCATTCGATCATTGCCGCGACCTTATCTACGTGTCGCCCGGCGACAGCGTTTTCGACGTTGTGTTGCGGGAATTCCCCGACCGCAGGGAGCATCCATTTCTGATAGTCGCCCTGAACGGCGACTCCATTCCTTCGATCTGGTGGCGCCATGTCAGGCCAAAGCCGGGATCGCTGATCGAGATATCGATCTTGCCGCGCGGCGGGGGCTCACTCCGGACTATCCTCGCACTCTCGGTCATGGTTGCGGCGACGGCATTCGCCGGCCCGCTTGGAACAGCCCTCGCGGGGTCTGCGTTCGGCGCGGCCGTCGGCCTGTCAGCCACCGTTGCGACGGGGTTGATCACGGCCGGTCTCGGGACCATCGGCATGTTGGCCGTGAACGCGCTCGTCCCGCCGGAACAGCCCAGGCTGAATGATGGATCGAGATCAAGTCCGCACTACGCGCTTGAAGGCGCTCGAAACCGCTCCCTGCAGTTCGGCTCGCCGGTGCCGATCAACCTTGGCCGCAACCGGGTGTTCCCATATCTGGGCGCAACGTCTGTGCCGGAGTCTGTCGGCGGCGATCAATTCCTTCGAATGCTCCTCGTTTGGTCGGAAGGCGAGAATCAGGTTTCGGGTCAGCGGATCGGCGAAACGCCCATTACGGACTTCGACGACCTTGAGACAGAGTTCGACGATGGAGCGGACGAGTCGGACTCCACGTGGACGTTATATCCGAGCGACATTCATTCCCTTTCTGTCAATGCCGACCTGACCAGTGCGGACGGGGCGGTAACCCGCCGAACGGCGGCGGGGATCACACAAATCGTTGTCGACATCTTCTTCCCGGCCGCCGTTCGGCGGGTTACCGCCCCGTCC